TTCATCGTTTGCTTGTGGGTCTTCAACTTTTTTTTCAGTTTTAGATTTAGTACCACCCATTACGATTTCTTCTTCTAGTGAGTTTCCGTATATGTATTTTCCGGCGTCTGAATCCCATCTTGGCGTTTCACCACGAGCAACAGCTTCTAAATATTCTGTAGGTTTTTTAGAATAAACGTCTTCCCAAGTAAGTTCGTCATCAACCCAACTTGTCATTGTCTCTTCATCTTCATGTACTGCAGATGGATCATCATACATAACTGTTTGGATTACGGTATAGAAAGCTCCTTTTGGTGTTTTTGCTTTTGTCAACTCAAGAATAAGGTCTCTTCCTTTTTCAGGATCTGCAACATCACCTTTTGCTTTATAGATAGGAATAATTTTATCAAAAATTCCTTCTTGTTTGTAATTGTGTTTAAATCTCCAGAATTTAGGACCGTCTTGTTCGTTGTCACGATCAATAACTTTAACAATATAGAACTTACGTGGTTTGTATTGTTTTGCCAATTCTTTATCAGAATCCTTACCAGTTGACATTAATTCTTCATAAACTTCACTCAATGGTGATCTTTCATTATCATTTTTTCCTGGATCGTAAAACTTTTGCCATTTACCATCAATGAAAATTTCATGAAACCACACTTCTTTGAATGGGGAAGATCCGTCTGGTGTAGGTAAGATACGGACTCTTTTTTGTGCTTGCTTTTCGTTGTCTTTAAGTATTGCAGCAAAATACTTTTTCATTCTGTCTTCTTGAGACATTTTTGATCCAGATGAATAGTCTCCGGATTTTGAGTTCTCATACTGTGAGAGAACCGCGTCTAAAACATTGTTTGTCGCCATATATGTATTTGTTTTTAAAGGTTTACAATAGAAAGTATAATTAAAATTTGTGTCGCAGTCAATAATCAGTTAAAAAATTAGAGAGGGACATTCGTGTCCCTCTCTAAAATTACATTACATCAGTATCCTCTTCATTATTTTCATAATCATTAAATGAATCTTCAATCTGGTCTTTAGAGAACTGCTCAACATCATCTGATGTTAAAACATATTCATTTTTTCCTGAAGCTTCCATTTCTTTTTCTTTATCTTCAAAAAAATCAGATAACTTTTGTGTGTAAGGACCTGAATCTAAAGTCCTTAATTCAAGTTTTTCTTGACTTGTTTTTGGTCTCATTTTTTCAATTTTAGTTTCAAGGCCATCAATTTTAGTTACAAGCTGATCCATATCAACTAATTTTTGTTCTAGAGACTTTAATTGTGCAAATAAGTTATTAAAATAATCTTCCTGTTTTTTCTCTATACTTTTTTGAGTATTTACAAGATCTGTTATTTCTAATTTTTCTTCATTTTCTTTTTCATCATCATCCACTTCTTCAACATCTTTATCAGTTTCAACATCAACTGGTGCCGGTGGGGGTGGTGCTGCTCCGGCTGCCGCTGCTGGGTCAGCTGGTGGAGCTCCTGCTGCTGCTGGATCTGGGGGTGGTGCTGCTCCTAATGCTGGGTCAGCTGGTGGGGCTCCTCCTAATGCAGGGTCAGCTGGTGGTACACCTGCTGCTGGATCTGGTGGTGGAGCTTCTTGTTCTAGAATATAGTTATTAATTTTTCTAAATCTTGTGATCTCTTCTAGTATTTTTTTATCTATACTCATTTTACCCATTTAATAATTGTTTTATACCTGTTTTGGTTTCAACTTGGATTTTTTTGTTTGCTCTCATTGTATTGTCTACTCTTTCAATAAGTCCATCTTTTTCTCTAACAGTAAAACAATCTCCTGTGTCCAAATCACACACTTCTTTAAAACCGTTTCCGGCGTCTTTTTCTGATATTCTTGTGTTTTTACCAAGATAATTATCCAAAATTAATTTAGTTCTGCTCATAATCTTTTTTTTATATAAATATCATTAAGTTAATTAAAATTAAGGATTTAATGAATCAAATACCTGTAATCCTTCTTTTGCTTTATTTTCTAAAGATTTTTTATCTTGTTCTGTCATTTTTGTATAGACATTACTACTTCTAACCGAAGCCCATAAATCAACATATTGTTTTACAGCATTTACTACAGTTCTATCTGATTGATATGAACCTAAACTAGGATATATTTTTGATATTGCAAAATCAATAAAACTTTCTGTTGATGGGAATGAAACAATTGGTATGTTATTATTATTGCCCTTACTTAAACAAAAATATTTTTTATTAATAAAATTGACAAATGATGGACCATAAGTATCAGTTAAACTAATTGTTCCAAAATTATTTTCATATGCACTAAACCCTGTTGAGTTACCTGTATCCATATAAAAGAAAATAAATAAAAGTTGTCGTAAATCAAATTCTTTTTGTTCGCCAGTCGTTAAACCAAAATTCTTAGTTCTAGCTAAAAGAATATCATTCATTTGTTTAGTTGTTTTTGTTACAACAACTGGAGCGTCGACACCAGTAAATCCAACATAAGCCGCATTTAATTTATTAGAACAATTTTGATTTGATGTTAAAACATCTTTACCGGTAACATTTGAAACAACATTATTTACTTCAGTTATAACATTACCACTGAAGTTTTTAGCGTCTGTTTCTTGTTTTTGAATTTGTTCTTTTATTTTGTTAATTAGGTTGACACTTAAAGATTGAATGAAATTATCAATTTTTGGTAAACTATAAAAAGGTTGTCTTGTACCTGTAAAAGAAGTTTTAAATTCTCCTTCAGATATTGAATGTGAAACTTTTGTAATCATGTAAGGTCCACTAAACATAGGTACGTTTCTTAGATTAAAATACATCATTGGTTGTATCAATGCGTTACCCATCATATCGACGGTGCAACTATAGCTTCTATTTTTATAGATATTATACAATGAAACACTTTGTGTTGCGACACCTCTGTTTCTACTTTGGTTTGCCATTTCAGTAATTGTTTGTAATGACTCTGCGGTTGGTTGTCCGGCGTCTTGTGTCATACTAAAACTTTCAAATATTTGTTGGTTTTGTTGACTAACATCTACATTGAATCCAACAACCTTATTTGACTTATCCCAATTATTTTTATTCAATTGGTTTTCTAATAATGGATTATCACTAGCCCTTCTTAAATCAAAGGCATCGTCTCTATATCTATAGTCAACATTGTCATTCATTGCCAAGTGTGCACTTGGTTTACTATTATAATAACATAAAAATTTTGGTGAAGAATTTCTGTAATCAACATTTAAGAAAGTCCCCCAAAGTGAATTTGCAAATTCTAAGCTACCTTCAGCTTTGGGTACTGGATTTTTTACCGCATCTTGTACATTATAAAAATTTGTAAACGCCGGTAGTGGTAAAATAGTAAAATTATTACTTTGTAGTATTGATGTTATTACACCATACATACTATTGGTTACATTATTAGTTTCAATATCATCTTTTATCTTAAAAATATCAATCAAAACTTTTTGTCCAATATCTCTACTGGCTCTATCATATAATAAAACATCTTCAAATAAAGTTTTATTTTTATAATCAGCTCCAGCAATCCACGAATCGTTGAATGCTTTGAACATATCCCACAACTCATCTCTTGTTTGATTTCCTTGTAAAGGTGCCTTATTATCTAATCCTTGGTTTGAAACCACAACTTCAGGTAGACCATTTCTGATTCCAGTCATAAGATCATTAATCACATTATTTTGATACAATTCAGTAGTGTCTAAATATGTGTTCATTAATGAGAAAAAATCAGAAACATTTATATTTTTATTTTTTAACTTTTGTGTTGCAAATACTTTTATAATTGGTGCAAAATCTTTTACGTTTTTTTGATTGAACTGTACATTCATGTCAACAAAAAAGTCGGTAATATAAGAACCATTATCTGTGTATTTTAATTCTGGTATATCTGAAAATCCAACATAATATTCTAAATCTTTCCATGTATCTGGATAAGCGGCTTTAGACTGTGCTAATGTTATACCACCACCTTGTGTTGGTAATGCACCAGGAGTTCCTTGATTATATCCTTGATATGATATTGGGTCTTCAATAAATTTAGTTGAGAATGTATAAAATAAACGTCTGTCAAACATTGTTGGATTTCCCATTTTGAATACGACATCATATTCCATAAACTTACTTAAAAGTTTTTGTAAATTTTCATTTTGTTTTTGAATAACTTCTGTAACTAGGCCTTCTGAACTTAAGTTGGTTGGTTTAGTGATAACCATCAACTGTCTCATTAAGTATTGGAAATTTTTAAAAGCTATTTCTGTTTCTGTTTCCTCACCGGGATTTGCAGAAATTAATGTTTTGTAATCATATATAGATCTACTAAAATTTAAAAACTCTTCCTCAAAATAATCTAACAAATTTGTTTCAAATGTTGTAAATATTTCTGATATTTTTGTGTATTTAGATTTATCCCCATTTATTGAAAAGTTCTGTTGGATGGCTTTATCTGGAAATATTTCCTTCAAATAAGAATCTGGATCTGGTTTTGTTATTTTAGTTGTGTCAAAATAACCGTAGTTAGGTGCTCCCCAGAAAAATCTTACAGATCCATTAAATAATGCTGGGTTTGATTCAACCTCAATTTTTAAATTATTATTTTTAAAACATTCATAATTTGTCTGATTAATTGTACTACCAAATGATGGTAAAATATAATATGTATCGTTTGTGTTAGACTTACTCAATACAGACCAAGTTGATAATGCTAAAGTTCTTGATGGATTATTATTATCAAATCCAGGTGTTTTTATTATTTTACTATCAATGTTTGTTGATAAGACTAACTTACCTTCATTTATTAAAGATTGTAATTCTCCTTGTGAATATCCAGATGTTGTAGCGTTGGTAACATAAAAGATCTGTGGCGTGGAAAAAAAGAATGTTGATCCTGTTACATTTTGTGGAATGTCTATCGTATATCTTCCAATACCACCAGTTGTACCACTAACTTGAGTTAATACTTTTGTATTAAGTTCAATGTTTGATCCTCCAATTATTTGATTTGTTGTTATACTGCTACCAGTCAAAGTTAAAACATCCATTGTATTACCATTAATGTTACAGGTACCATTTGGTATAGTTGTATTTTGAACCGGTGCAATTGTGTAAATTCCAATACCACCTGTTGTACCGCTAACTTGAGAAACGATTGTTGTGTTAATATCAACACCTGGACCCGCAAGTACTTGTCCTGGTGCTAAATTATTATCATTAACAGAATATACAACAAGTGTTGTGTCATAGGCCATTGCGGTACCATTTAATTGTGTTGTTCCAGAAAAAACTTTTAATCCTTGTAAAAACACATTCATGTCGTCAACCAATTTAGGATAAAAACCGACATTCATATATGTTGTAGTTGCAGTACCTGCTGTCAAGTTTTGTTGTAGTACAATATTTTTTTCAGCATTATTTACATTAAGTGTGTATGTCTTTGTTGTTGCAGAATTTACAGGATTGTAATTATCCAAATAATTAAAGTCTTTCCAAGAATCATTAAGGATATCGACACCTTTTCTATTCCAGGTTTTATATCTATGCCAAATTGACCCATACTTTAATATCCAAGCGTATGGTAATCTATGTACACCACCAAACTTTTTTAAAGTTGACACAATATAATCAAGTTCATTTGATGAATCCTGACTTTTATATTTTTCTCTTAATGTTGCTAAAGGTAGACTATTAATAAAATAATATGCCGCAGCCTTATATGGTGATAATTCATTACTTTTATATCTAAAATTAAATACCCCATTTTGTATTGCATTTATAAAAAATGGTGTATTTAACATGGAGGTTGTTTGGTTCTCATCCAGATAGCCTGTATACCCAGAATAGTTCAAATTTCCTTCAGTAATAAATTGTTCTTCAATTTTTCTATTTTTATAAAATTCTTTAAGATCTGTGTTTATTGGTTGTGAAAAAATTCCGGTTGTATAGTTAAAATTTGTTATTGGTCTTTTAGTTGATGTTGTATCATCTTTAGAAAAGTTTGTTACTGTTTTGTGAATAGTATTATAAACCAAAACTTTATTTGTATTAAAAACTTCTGTTTCACCATTTAATGATTTACCATTTGCTAGATTTTTTTTACACCAATCTAAATTAGTTATTGGGTACATATCTGAAAAATCAAATTCATTACTTGACGTTAGGTTTTGAATGAAGTCTGTTATTTTTAATTCTTGTGTTAATGATAAATCTGGTTGTGATCTTTCACTTATTAAGATACTACTGTTAAAAATTTGGAATGGGTTGTCAACTTTATTTTTTAAGTAAGGTGTAACAAACTCACCTCTAATAAATTTTTGCCAACTTTCACCTTCACCTTGATTTGAAATGTGTCTTAAAAACGTTGTATAGTTTGAGGCATCAATTAAATACTGTTTTAATTTTTTAATTAAAAAAGGACTTTCAGTTCCTAAACTTTTAAGAACGTTTAATTTTTCATTTTCAGACTCCACAAGATATACACTTGATTGATAACCTGGTAATCTACTTAACTTTGAGTAGAATGCGTTTATTAACACTCTCTCATATATTTCGTAATAATACTTTACCTCTTCTTTATTTTGATAAACCTCATTTGTTATTGGAAAGTCTAATGAATTCAAACTTAATCTATTTGGTTTTAGTTCCCCATTGTTTGTGTCACCAAAATCTGGTTCCGGTGTATCTCTCTCGACAAAACCTTTTATGTATTCTTCAACAAATTCAACCTCAGGCCATAACTCAGTAACATATGCTTTTGTTAAAGAAGATATTGATGGATCCCCAGGATATTTTTGTTCAAATTTTTCATTACCATCGTTTGCTGTATATTCTCTCAAAACTTGTGGCCAAGGATAAATTGGTTCATTTGTTTGTCCCGGTGTTTTAACATCAACACTTTGTGCGGTTGTTGATCCTCCTAAAACAGCGGCTTTTCTATATGGATTATCTTTAACTGACCATGCTTTTGTGTGAACCTCATCCATCAATCTTATAAAAGCTTCACCTTGTGCAAAAAATGGTGCTAATATATTTCTTATTGTTGGTTTAAAACCAATACCAGAATCTTTTCTTGATAACTGTTCAGTTAGGCTTTCAGTAATTTTTAATTCTATTTCGGTTCTTAATGTTGTAATATTTTTTGATGCGATTTCAATTATACTATTAAAACTATTTTTACCTTCAAAAAAATAAAATTTTGATTTGTCAATTATTGGTGTATATGTCTGTCTAAATTGATCAACAGTTGTTGTTCCGGTACTTCCAGTGCTTGCTGGTAACTTACCACCATTTATTTCTTTAAATGATTCCTCAAAATTAACATCCTTTGACGAAACGTCTTTTTTAATTTTTTTAATGTCAACATCAACAGGAATCTCACTTTTTGTTACTTTACCGGAAACATTGTAACTACCATTTTTTCCGGCAACACTATTGGCATTTAATTTACTTAACGAATCTTTTATAATACCATCAAGTTCTGTTTCAGCTGCTGATCTTTTTGTTTCATCATCATATTCTTTTTTATATGTATAAACTTTTGTACCATCTGTTAAAACAAAAGGTGTTTTATCGTCCATATAGGTTCTATACCAAGAATTAGAATTAAAAAAAACTTTTTTGGAGAACTCGGTTAATAATGTTTGATAATTGTCAAGTTCTGTTAGTGTTCCTAGGTTTTCTTTTGAAAATTTTTCTAATATGTCTTTTATAAAAGTATCTAATTTACTTTTTAATTTAAAAACTGTGTACTCTGGAAAGTCATCATCAATTAAACCTTTTGCTTTATATTCTGAATAAACTTCTCTCATTTTTTCATAACCTCTACTAACAAGTTGGGGTTTATTTTGAGAAGGTTTTTTAGCTGTAATTGTAACTTCGTTGTTTTGTACTGTAACATTTTGTTCAATACCAGAATTATTTGTAGGTTGGTTTGTATTAACAAATGTATTATACATATGTGGTACAGCAAGCATTTGTCCCCAATTTATATTTGACATGATTCCATATTTGTAACCAACAAGTTTTAATGTGATTTGAAAATTGCCAGTTGTTCCATCAAATGTGGAATTAAAAGTTTGTAACATTAATGGGTATCTTATTGCTTTACCATAAAACCCTTTAATTGTTAAATAAAATATTGGGTAGGGTAATTGGAAAAATGCTCCGTATGGTGAATTGTTACCAGCTTCAAACAAGGCTCTACCTTTTACGTCTTCTAACTTTATTGAGACTGTTGGATAGAAAGATGTATTAATATCTATGTTAATAGACTTCATTCCTAAAAACCCATTGTCAACAACTCCTGGTGTTCCATTAGAATATTGTGATTGTGTTATATAATAATCGTCTGATTTTTTAGGATTTTGTACTGCATTTAATTTAGGTTGATTAACACCTAAACCCTTAACTGTGTCTTTACCTGTAATTTCATCGGACCAATTAATATTTAAAAACTTTTTAAAACCAGGATTTAAAAAATTAATTTTACCAACTGAAATTGTTCTTACGTTATCATTTAATGGTGCACCAATTGCTAATTTAGTTCTTGGGACAACACTACATTCCAAATTAGCATACATTACTAAATTTTCCTGTTTAACGTATCTTTCTTTGACCTTACCTTCTTCATCTATTACTTTATTTGGATCGACAAGGGTGATGTTATCATAGTCAAATTCAACTAAAATATTTTCTCCGTTATCTACCATAATAAAAAAAGTAATTTTCTAATTCGTTATTGTAATCCTGTAATGAAGTTAGTAACGGAAATGGAATAGTCAATATAGCACCGTCGGGTATCGACCATTCAGATCCGGAATATTTAGGATTTGCTTGTTGTATTAACCAACCAAAAAAAGGAGTTCCATAATATTGGAAAGATATTTTATCTAATCTTGATTGACCACTTCTATAAATGTAATTTTTATCGGTTGACTTTGCCGGTAAATTTATATATGGAACAACTTGTTGTTCTCCATTATTTAAAAATTTACTATATCTGTTGTAATATTGTAATCCCATTTTAATTAAATTTTATTTTACCGTCAAAAGTTTCAAACTTTGTGTTTATATTATTTGTAGAATAAAGATTCAATATTCTTTCTTTTTGTTGTTGTGGTCCTTCAGTTGTAAACGTATAGTTTAATTTATATGATGTTGCAGCATCTACCGGTGACGTTACTAATTTTTTGTAAGTTTCAGTTTCTTTTATTTTTTCAGAAAATCTTTCGTTATTAAACGTTGTATAGCCATTAAATAATTTATTAAGTTCTGGTATTGCAAAATTATCTAATACTTTTTCAACCTCTGGTTTTTTTTCGCCATACAATGTACTATTCAATAAATAATTTCTTAAGTCTGTTGTTTTGGTTGTATTAAAAAATACTTGTGACATAATTTGATAAAACCTATTTTGTTCAAAATCAATATCAGTTTGTGGATCAAAAGCAAATTTATATAAAGGATATTTTGTGTTACCCGAAAATCCTAATGTGAAAGCTTTATCTAAAAAAGTAGATTTATTTTTATCATATAAATTATTACTTAAATCTAAACTCAATAAAGTTGTTGCTTTTACAACACCACCAATATTATCAAAAAATTCTGTGTGTTTATTTTTGACCGCAGTATATAAATCTTTTAGTGCCACAAAACTATCTGTTGAACCAGATGTAATTCCAGACAAATTGTATATGTTAGAAATATTATCACTATTTAAAGACCCATCGGTTTTTGTTAAAAGTAAATTGAACTTTCTGATAAACTGAACATACTCTTCTTGTATTGTTATTAAACTTGTTAAGTCATTATTAATGTTTAAAGATATTTCATCTTTTTTACTATTAACGTAGGCTATTAATCTATCTCTTATTTCTCTAACATCTTTTTTTCTTATGTCTTTATCATTGGCTTTAACAGATCTCATAAATGGATCGTTTTCATTTTCAATATCTTTTATTGTTAGTTCAAAAAGTTTATCAATTTTTTCTTGTACTGATTTTGGTTTGCCGTAAATTAAAATTTCTGATGGTGTTCCAAATTCATCAAAAGAACCTTTTAAATAATCTCTTTCTATAAATAAAGAATATATTGAGCCAATACTATTGTTTTTAACTATTGTGTTATTAGTGTTTATTACGGCATCAAAATATTCAACAGTTTTTGTCCAAAATGAATTAACAAATGGAGTGTAGTCAATTTCAGTATTGTTTAATAAGTTACCAATAGTTGATCCTCCTTTTTTAGGTATTGGATTTTGGACTTCGGCTACTTTAACCGGCGGTTGATTTGCAAGTATTTTTTCAACTACATATTTATCTCTTTCACTAACATCTTCTGTTGCTGTTGCCCTTTCATCATAAACTTCAGTATTTGCATAGAAGTTAAATGATAGTGCATTTTGTAATTCTTCAACAGGACCTTTCAATCCGTGTCCACCAATAAAATCAAAACTCAATGTTACATCAACCATCATTGGTTGTATTCCAATACCTTCTGGATTTAAATCATATTTGGCATCATCATATTTTAACGATAAACTATTAGGTACAATTTTACTATGATAAAAATCACCTACTCTTAAAACTAATATTGGTGGGGCACCAAATGCTGTGTTTAGAGCGTCATTATATTTTGGTCTACCGTCAGCACCAATTATTGGTATTGTTTGTCCAGGTCTAACACATTGATTTAAAAATGTTAATCTAGCATTTAAACCTTCTTGTGTTGTTGAGTGGAAAGCCGGACTAAAATATTTTATTTTGTCTTTTATA